CTTGGATGCATTTAACTTGAGTCCACACTCATTTAATATGAGTTCGATGGTGTCATATGCCCGTCTTGGAAGGATGATATCATCCCCAAAGACGGTAACCTGGTCAAAACTACCCTCGATACCCTCTAGGGTGTCTGCAACTCCATCGTGTAGGCGTAAGGCCCATACGGCTAGAATGCAGAACACAATAGACTGTACCGGAAAGGTAGAGGCTGAACCCATGGTCGAAAATTTGCGCAACTTCGTTATCTTCGGATAACGGGTGCTCAAATCTTGGTAGAGTAGCCGAGTTCGGCTGGCGTGCAACCCATCAAGGATCTCAGACCCTTGAAAGATGTACTCAACCAGTCGGCAGCTAATTCTATCCGATGCTGACGACAAATCAATTGTCGCAGCTTCGCTATCCATGGACGCCGCGAGGGCTCTACTTCTAGAGCGCTCTTGGGATCTGAAGTCAACGCTTCGGTGAAGAACCGAAGATTTGACTCTCCCGTCCAACCATCCCCAGATGCTTTGTTGCATCCATTGGTGGCTGATTGGCTCTGCGCAGATGAGCCTGGGTCCCTTTTGGGACTTAGGTACTGCGATGAGCCGAGAGGGTAACTCTCTGTCTGAAGGTACGTCCCAGGGCTGTAAAAGTCCCGAGCCAAACCAGTCAAACGGAAAGAACAGATCCAACTTCCTGGGCCAGTGTGGAAAATCGTATTTGGATACGAACGTTCCTCTTGACTCAGAAACGGCACCAGGTCCGTGTCGTGGCTTAAGTGCCCACCAATCTGGTGTTCCAAGCGCTGAGATGGCGTAACGGGCGATTGCCCGTAAGCCATTCCAAGGCAAAGGAACAGAACCAGAGGAGGGAAGATCCATAGGAAGATCTTCCTGTCCTTGAGGCGAAAGAACACCCCACAAAGGATGTCCTTTCCGCTCACGCCAGATTGGGATATCACTATCCCAAGTATCCGGGTGAGGCGGTGGCAGATGCGATTCAATATCAAAGAACTCATTAAGAGTTACCTCCAACGTTGAATCAGTATACGCAACTCGTAGCTTCTTCATACACTGTAGTAGAGTATGAATGAAGAACGTGGCTTCGTGACATGCATCTAGCCGCAACACACCATCAGAGTCAAAGACCAGGTTCAGTAGTCCCCGAAGAAATTTGGGCCTACCCTTATAGCAAGGTATTCCGAGTGGAATACTTTCGCTAGTAAGCTGGCGACCTTCGTCAAGTGATCTAACAAACCACTTATCGAGGTCAGGAAGGGTTAACGTCAC